TAACAATACATCCATGCCCTGAACTTCTCGGGGTCTTTTAGGAGTTTCACAATGAAACAAGCAATTTGCGTCAGTAAAGTTCCTGCAATTCTTTCGCCTTACAAGAAAGAAATTGAAGTTGGACAAATAATTGAATACAAAAAAGAAATTTTTAGAAACGGCGAACATCATTACGTTTTAGCTGATAAAAACCAAATTCCATCAATTTTCTTTGATGAAGTTTAATTAAATAACCATGTACACAGAAGATTATGAAGAATGGCGGTGGGGACAAATCCTCACCCGCAACACAGACTACAACCCCGACACCCAACCAGAGGATGAACAAGATGAAATACCCCAGAACAATGAATGAAGCATTTCCCCACACCGTGGAATACGGCGCAGCCATTGAAATCCACGTTGCCCAACATTCCACTGGCGACAAAGTTATCAGGGTTTTGGCCTTGGTTGCTTTGATCGTGCTGGCCCTTGATTGCTTTGTTTGGAGACCATGAAATGAACGCAAACCAAATCATTGAAGCCATCAAAGAGGTGGCAGACAAACAGTATTTTGGCGAACCACCCGCTAACCGCTTGGCCTATCACGTTGGGCTTTTGGAATCCCACTTGCGGAATTACATCCAGACCGATCTCATCGCACAGGAATACATCAAAGAACTTGAAACCAAACTTATTGCAAAGGACTCTGAATAATGGAAACACCAATCGGAAAACAAATCGCCGCCGCCTTTGTCAAAGCACAAAAGGCATTTGGTCCAGCTTTAAAGACCAGCACGAACCCGCATTTTCGTAGCAAGTATGCGGACCTCTCCAACTGCATTGAGGCCGTTATTGGGGCTTTAAACGAACACGGCATTGGCTTGATGCAACGCACTTATGACTGTCCAACAGGCGTGTTGGTTGAAACAGTCTTTGTCCACGAATCAGGGGAAGTGATGGAATGCGGAATGCTTCATGTACCAGCCGCCAAACAAGACCCCCAAGGGTATGGCAGTGCCTTGACCTACGCTCGGAGATATAGCCTTTTAGCCGCCACTGGCCTCGCCCCAGAAGATGACGATGGCAATGCTGGTTCACGCCGCACAGAAGCACCACAAATTGATGCAGGAATGATGGCAGACCACATCGCCGCCATTGATGCAAGCGCCAATAAAGAGGAACTGCAAACCGCCTACAAAGCAGCCTATGACGCTTGCAAGGGCGACCAAAATTGGATTGCCAAGGTCATCAAAGCCAAGGCAGACCGGATTGCCAAAGCAAAGGAAAAAGCATGAGAAAAAAGAAAGAAATCGGTCTTGAGGAAATGACCCTTAGAGACTTTATTGCCATCTTTGCCATGCAAACAATTTTGCGGTCTGGTGGCGTTATCAACCCCGAATTTTATAAACAAGATGCAGAACTTTCTTACAAGATGGCAGAAGCAATGATGGAGGCACGAAATGGAAACTGAAATTATCCAAGGGTCAACCGAATGGTTTTACCAACGTCTGGGAAAAGTCACCGCCAGCAGGGTGGCAGATGTAATCGCTAAGACAAAGACGGGTTACAGCGCCAGCCGCGACAACTACATGGCCCAGCTTGTGGTGGAACGCCTGACCTTTACCAAACAAGAGTCATACACCAACGCCGCCATGCAATGGGGAACAGACCAAGAACCATTTGCACGGGCAGCTTATGAGGCCGCACAGGGCGTTATGGTTGAGGAAGTGGGGTTTGTGCGTCATCCATCAATTGAGTGGTCTGGTGCGTCCCCTGATGGTCTTGTGGGGCACGATGGATGCGTTGAAATCAAATGCCCAAATACGTCCACCATGATTGAAACACTGCTATCCCAAAAAGTTCCTGGCAAATACATCACCCAGATGCAATTTCAGCTTGCTTGCACAAGGCGCAAATGGTGTGACTTTGTAATGTTCGACCCCAGAATGCCAGAGAAAGCGCAATTGTTTGTCAAACGGGTTGACCGTGATGACGCATATATCGCAGAGATTGAAGCAGAGATTGTTAAATTTCTTGCTGAAGTCCAATCCCAAGTTCAACAACTCAACGCAATCATTGAAAGCAAATAATGTCTAAAGTCAAAAAAGAAGTCACCGCTATTGTGGGCCAGTACACCAACAAAGAAGGCCAGACCAAGAACCGCTATCAGCGAATTGGGTCAATCATTGACACACGCAATGGCGAAATGCTCAAACTGGATGTAATTCCTTTGAAGGAAAACGGCTGGGACGGGTGGGCTTATTTGAACGACCCCAAGCCCTACGAACCCAAGGGCTTGCCAGCAGATAACGATGACGATCTGGCGTTCTGATCATGCTTAACTTTCCAAGGGCAAGGAATTCTGACCCAGTGACCAGCCACGCCGCAGCAGACCAAGCACAAAACTTGGCACGACTTCATGGTGGCTTGATTGTGGTTTGTCTCCAGCGTTTTGGCGCAAGGGGCAAAGATGGCATTGCTGAGTTGACTGGGTTGGATGGCAATCAAGTGGCTAGACGTTTGCCTGAGTTAGCCAAGATTGGCTTGGTGGAATTGACTGGGCAAGTTACTAAATCAAAGTCAGGCAGGGCAGAACGTGAATGGCGGTTTGTACCTGTACAAAGGGAGTTGATATGACTGAAGAAGATGAAGCATTTGAGGATTTAGCCAAGCGCCAAGGGGATTGGGGTATGCAGGGGTCACGCAAGCACCAGATCATGCGCTATGTTGAAAATGTTGAAAGCAAGGGGACAAGCATGACTGACAAAGAAGCAATGGCAATGGCGCTGGAGAAGGTAACGCTTGGAGAATACTTGCGCGGTTTACGGCTGTGTCAGACCGATATGTCATTGGAAAAGATGTCAGAAAAAATCGGTTGTGCAAAGTCGTATTTGTCTGACGTTGAAAACGACAAAACAATACCTACGCTTTCAAAGGCGAAGGTCATGGCGAAGACTTACAAAACAAGTCTGAATCAGATGGGGAAATACCTATGACTATTGAAGCAATGAAGCTGGCGCTGGAGGCGTTGGAGTGGAGTAAGCCACACGAAGATTCGGTAATCACACATACCGAAGCCATTGCCGCACTCAAAGAACGATTGGCACAGCGCACAGAGCAGAACTTCTGCCCCCGCTGCGGCAAGCGCACCAAAGACTTGACCCACATTCACACTTGCACACCACCAAAGGAAAACACATGATGGGTTTGTTTTTGGTCTTGTGCCTGGGCGCTGCCGTTGTAGTGGCAGTCGCCTGGGTATTCGTTCAGATACTGCTATGGATGGAGGAATAAACCCGTGTCCCTGCTTTATCAATGATTAAAGCCTGTTTGCGGGGTGCGCCAGCATTGGGGATGGATATGTGTGTCCAGCGGTCAAACTCTCGGATAACTTGATCGTAGCCAATCCCAGAGGCAATGATGGCCTTGACCACTTCATCAGGAGTTATCCCTGGCACACGAATATCGGCGGCACACCCAATACGGTGCTGGCTTGTGTCTTTAGACCCTACCGCATCGTTCACCGCTTTACTGCGGAACGCAGAGTTAACCATAATCGGCTTGCCGCCAAGTACAGTTTTGACTGTTTCAAGGAATTCAGCCAGTCTTTGAAGGTTTGCAAGTTCGGTTTCATTTGGTGTGTTATCCAAGGTGCGGTGGTCTGTGTGCGTAAGTTCATCCAAGGTGAAATGAGGTGAAAGGTTCATTTTGTTGCCCTTGAAAGAATATCAGTCTTGGCTTGTGAGCCAGCAGAACTTCCAAAGTAATATGCAATGATACCTGTCCATGCAGTGCCCAAACTTCCCAACATCATCAAGATGGCAGGATTGCTACTGTCAATCTGGTTAAAGAACATCATCACCATGATGCCGAAGAATCCCACGGTTACTGCGCCAGCCAACAGTGGGGGCATCAAACTGCGGGTGGTAGCTTGCATCTCTCTAGCCGACTTGCGATCTTCAACCTCGAGTTTCTCAAAGTTAAGACCCAGTTCCTGCGCTTGCTTTTGCAATTCAATCTCGGCAATCTTGACCTGTGCAATCTGCTCGGCAGATAACTTGTTGTTGGAGATTAATTCGCCAACTTTGTCTGGGTCAACGCCAATAGCTTTGCTAATAGCAGATACCGCCATGCCAGCCAAAGGGCCACCCATTGCCGTTGCGATAGTTGGTGCAATTTGTCTAAGCCAGTCCATTATTTAACCTTTCAGTTCAAAACTTAAATTTTCGTGACGGGGGTATTGCACAACACGCTCCCCCTCAGGGCATCTGTATTTGATGGTTGCCAGCAAAGTGGCTTTACCGTTGGCAATATTTTCTTTATTTGACATCGTGAGTTGATAGGTAAAGGTATCAATCTGTGGCCCTGCTGGGCCGCTAAACCTACTGGCAGTGGTGGTCGCCTCATGCACCATGCCATTTGCGTCCCGAATGCTTGGCGTAAAACTTTCAACAGAGCAATCATCCCGCTTTTTAATCCGCGCAACAGTGACATTGATGGGCTGTCCAGTCTCTGCCACGATCTTGAAATTCTCAGGCGACCATTCAATGATTGCACGGTCGAACCAACCAAATTTATCGGCAAGTGTGTAACTCCCACCTAGTGCGGCAATACTAGCGGCAACCGCCCCCATAGTTTTGGCAAGATCAATCATCTTTTTTCCTTTCGTCTTCGATTTGCTTACGCAGTTTTTCCACTTTTTCCATCTGGGCTTTGGCCTCTCGCCTTACCACCATCGTGTCCATGTACATCATGCCAATAAGGGGCAACACCAACACAAAAACAAGTGCAAACAGGACTAAGACCAGAAGGTATCCAAACGACCCAGATGATTGAGATTGATTATCCACATTAGGCATATCAGGTATGCGACCACGAAAACCACCGCCACCGTTTCCAGCACCCTGTCCAGTATCTGATTTTTTAACCTTTGTCGCCGCCATGCTTTCACCCGCTTTTGATGCAGTTCCAGAGCCGCTTGCTCTGATTTCTGGTCCAACAGCTTTTGATACTCTTCAACAATTTCACGCCAGAGATCGGGTTGCCCCATCTCCCAGCGCACCATTTTCTCAAGGTCGGCATAAAACTGTTTTGTCTGCCGTAGAAACATCACATTGTCTATGGCTTGTGTGGCAAGATCGTCTTTGATTCCTTTGCGTTTGTTTTCCTCTCGCTGAAACTCTGCTTTTTCATGACTTGATTCAAGTTCTGCTTGACCCTTAAAAAAGTTTGACAGTGCACCACCAACCTCGCTGGTGATCTTAGTCAGGTCATTGCCAGTTTTTTTTAAGTCTTGGTAAACGGCAACGCAACCCTTGATGCCTTCATAGGCACTTTTGCAGAGTGCAAATGCCGTGATGGGGTCAATTTACAACCCCAGTATTTTTTTTACAAGTTCACCAGCAAAACCAGGCCCAAGTAAAACAGCCGCAATCAACACATAGAGCAAATACTCTATGCGGGTCATGCGCTGTGAACCAGACTCAAACGACTTTTCAATGGCGGTGTACCTTTCAGCACATACCGCCTCATGTACCGCCAGCCGTGTGTCGGTATCCTCAAGCATCAAATGCCCTCGCCTTGCACGATGTACACAGTTGCCGCCGCTGATGCAAGACCGCTGAAATACGATGTGCGTGCAAAGCGCAGAATCTCAACAGCACCAGGAACAAGCACAATGGCTGGACTTGGGTTTCCTGAGACTGGCGCAACAGCGTTTGCCGTAGCCAGTGCCGCAGTCGTACCAACACCCAGAAACACCGTGTAGGTGCTGTCATTGATGATTCGGTATTGACCTGTGCCCTGTGCATCCAGTCTGCCGCTAACCAACGCTTGAACGCCCGTAGGGGCACTTGCCGCCGCAGGGACAACTACAGTCTCGCCAAGTGGGGCAAATGCAATTTGTGAATTAGTGGACATATCAGACTCCTTGTACCGCAATGGTTGCTTGGTATGCCGCAATTACGCCAGCAGTATGAATGGATGCGGCAATTGCTTTCACTTTGGCATCTTCCGTACTGTAATCATCACCTGGGGCAACTACATGACGGTGGAATGTGCCACTGATTTGCACTCCATCTTCCATGATGCGTGTGCAAGTGCGAACTTGAATACATCCATTTTCTAACACTTCAATTAGATCAACAACTTCAACTTTTTCGAGAGCCATGATATTTCCTTGTTTCCAGCCACGAAATCCATCGTGGCATTAAGGTTTCCAGTTTTCCGAACTGGTACGGGTTAACAGTCTTCAGCGCCATCAAACTCTGGCAATGTTTTCAAATGCTCATAGGCTTGGGCAATAAAATTTTTATTCCCCATACTTGGAGCAAACGTGTATTTTTTTGCTTGTACTGGTGTTTTTTGATCATTTTTTTCACTGTAAATCATTACCGTTATTTCAACAGTACTTTTATTTCCAGAAACTGTATCAACTTTAATATATGCATTGTTCAGACGCGCCGCAGAATCAAATCCATTTGGTGTAAATTCAATGTTTTTTCTAAGTGCCATGATTGTTTCCTTTAAAATTACTGAATGTCAAAAGTTATTTGACCCCAAACATACGTTTGGTTTGTGCTATTTGTCCACGCTGTTGACGCTATGTCTTTAGCCAGAATAATAATGTTAGTATTTGGCAAAATAGTTGCTTGACCAACACCACCAGTGCCAATCTGGTTGTCCCAATATCCAAAGGGAACAGCAGTCCTTGAAAAAGAAAATTTTGCATCTGGAACGCTAATCCGCAATTGTGTTGGTGTCCCAGTAACGGTTGCCGTTATAATATAAAAATTAATCGTCATTGTTTTGTTAATAATCTGGTATTGATAAGTCAAAACATCCGCAGACTCCACTACCCAAGTTCCAACATCTGATGTGAAATTACCCGCGCTAAATGTTGGCGTACTGTATTGCTGAATTATGTTACTGCTTAATGTTCCTTCAATCGTTGGAACCAAACTGTTATTTGCCCAAGCCGTGTAAGTTGTGAAAAGTGGGTTTGATTGCAAAATGGCAGGTGGCGAAGTTGTGGAAAAATAGTTACCAAATAATCCAAGGCCAGTGCCAGAGCCAGCATAATTTACACCCGCAGTTGTGTAGGACTCAATATGGTTGCTAACAAGAGAAATATTGCGGTTTGTGCCACCATCAATTTTAACTCCATTTGTTACATCTTCAAGCACATTACCAATTACCGCCATTCCTACTGAGTTAGCATAGTAAATTGCACTGCCCCCAGTCGTTGAGTCTGTTCCACGAATTGTTCCTATTGAACAATTCATAATGTTACTGCTGGTTGGGAAGTCATTGCCAACTCCAGTACCAGTAATGTGGATGCCGTTTTTAGCACAAGCAAAGATTCTGTTTGTTTGGTATGAAGAATAGCCAAGCAACCAATTGAAAATGGCAAAACCAAAAGACCTGTAAAAAGTACAATCTTGAATAATCACATACGCGCCACCAAAAAATGCAACCAGTGCGCCGATGTTTGCTATGTTGGTTACAGTGTTTGGATTACTGCCCACACCATCCCAATTACCTACAAAATACAAATCTCTTAAGTAACATCCCCCACCAGTTCCCCATGCCGTACTAAGACTGCCGCCATTGTTGAACAATGTGTCATTGGTATTTGAGCCAGACAAAACTAATTTTGAACCCGTAGTAGCGCCAAAAGTTGTTGGCTCGCCAAAAACTGTTTTATCTTTGATGTTTATGTTGCCGTCAATGTTGTATGTTCCAGCGGGTATATAAACCGAGTTACTTGCGGCAAGAGCAGCAACCAACGCCGTTTTATTCTGCGCTGATGTTGCTGTTGTGCTTGCGCCATAGTCAAGAAAATTGACAGCAGCACCATCAATCATTGAGTAAGAAACTTTGGTTAACGCCATAATACTGTTCCCGTTATACGTTGTATTGACCAGAAAGTATAATTCCTGCGCCACTTAAAGTTGCATTAGTTACAGCAACGTTAAAATTTGCAGGGGTAACTATAGTCATGTTGGTTGAATTTTGATTTCCCTGAATTGATATTGCAGTACCTGAGCCGCTTGTTGAGGAAAAAGGTGAGAACTCCAAATTTGCAACAGTAAAAGGTAATCCACTTAATGCGGCGGCTGTTGCGCTGGCAGTTGCGGGATAAATAATATATGCAGTCACAAGAACCATTCGACCAATTTTTGTATACCTTGCGCTTTGAACAGTAATGGTCAAACCAGCACCAGAATTATCTGCTGGCGTCCAAGTGCCTTCTTCATAGTCAGCCAACAACTCGCTTGTACCTGTGCCAGCAGTAGCAGTAAAGTCAATGCCTTGACCACTTGCAACAACTACATTTCCTGACAATTTAATATTGCCAACAACATCTACTTTATCAGTAGGACTAACTGTGCCAATACCTATGCGGCTGTTTGTTGCATCGGTGCAAAACAAATTAGCGTCTGTATCGCCTTCAATCCGCACGTTAAATACAGCACCGATTTCGTTAATCACAAGATTGGTTGTGCCAATAATCATCTTCTCTGTCAATACGCCAGCAGTCGCGGTCTCAAAATGAAGCTGGCCTTGTTCAGCAGTTGACGTTGGGCTGAGAATAGATCCGTGAATTAAACCGTAGGCTTGTTTGTTTCCAGCAGAATCTTCACCGTTAAATTCAATCTCGCCAAGGGTGTCAGATGCCGCTGGAGTTGCTGAGTCTCTATATAACTCCAGTAATGGGGCCGCTGCCGCACCTGCATCCGTAGAGGTTAGGGTTACATTGGCAAAGTTGCCATCAGAACCACCCTCGACTCGTTGCCAGACTGCACCGTTGTAAGCTATCCAGTCACCAGTCCCAAAGAATAATTGAATGCCACCAAAAGTCTGCGTTCCTGCGGTGCTCACCACATAGTAGTCACCCTTCGCGCCAGTGCCATCTGCCAATGTTGGCGTATTGCTTGAGGCATTCCATGTGCCTTTGTAGTTCAAAGCACCAAGCGCGTTTGTGATGGTTGAGATTGCTTTTAACATGGTTTATTCCTCAGAATACAAATTCAATGATAGAGGTGAATGGTGGTGCTTGTGTGAATGTTACGTTACCGCCAGCAAGCGTATATGTGTTTTGGTTTTGATACACGCCATTGATGTAGATAAGACTTGGCACAAAAGCAACAGAAAAGACAGTCTGCGTTCCTGTACCAGTTGCATTCGCAACAAGATTGCCAGCAGAACCAGGGAAAGCGTTGCCGTTAAGCGATGTATAAACCACCGTGCCGTTTTTGTTCTGCACCTGAATGGAGTAATCGCTTGCCGTGTAGATGCGTGATGGTGTGCCTTGGTAGACAGGATAACCCCCACTGGTGCGGATTGGTTGAACAGCAGTGATCGTCAGTAATGAATCCCAATAAGCCACAATCGGGTTGGTGATCGGGTTGAGGTTGACAGTGCCAATCCAGATGTACCCATCTTCAAGCGGTTGACCATCAGCATCCGCA